CTCACAACCACACCGCCCGTTCATATGACGGGAGATGGTACTAGAGCTTACTGGATAACCATTTTTTGTGAGCACTTCAGATAACCAGGAACAGGAGTAAGTCTTTGCTCTACCGTTCCCGGTATCTACTTTAATTTCTTCTTCAGCTTTATTTACTGCATCACGCTCGTCTGAAGTCATACTTTCTTTTATGCGAGTAAACGAGCACTTTTGACGAAGTGCATTCGCTTGTCGCTCCGTTAAGTCTGCAATCAGACTTGAGGAATCGGACATGTGATACTCCTTGTGTTACCCCGCTGGAATACCAGCAGTTGTTATGCGGCTGTTTTGCCTTCTTTAGTATACACATTATTGCAGGAGTTTGACAAGCGTGTTACTGATTGTATTAATGAATACAATTCTTGTTCTTCTTCTGCGCCTCTAGCGACAACTCGCTGAAGGTACTTTGAAAGTAGGTCTAATTGATGAGGGGTCATTAATGCTCCTTAAGTACGGAGCATCTACTCTACCAGATCTCAGCCAGAAACAACGGTCGGGTTTGGCAGATTCATACGGCCACCCGTGTTATATGAGTATTCAAATTGCGGCATAGCATCGCCGGCCATGCTGCCTTCAACAAATTCCTGAAGGTGCTGAGGGGCTTCAATCCAAGAAGCTGAACCAACATGAGCACGCTCACGCATGGTCTCTTCTGGGTACTTGTAGAACATCTCAGGATTGGTGTGGTTTTCACGACCAGGAGACGGAGCAGTATCTTCATAAGCACCTACACCAAAGTCGTACGGGACGTCGGTGTCAGTTGCAATACCTTCTTCAAAACGCAGTGGTCCGCGGTTGCCAGGAATGCTCGGCGCCATTGAACGCTCAAACATAGTTTGCTGGGCTTCTGGGAACATGGGGGTGGGGCCTACAGCCATAGTTTTCCTCCTAGTGGAATGGAAGTTTGTATATTTAGATTACCACGTTTTAGCATGATTATCTGAAGAATGGGTTATCAGACACACTAACCATTGGCATTGTGTCTAATACTGACATAGCACAGGCTATTGCCAGACTGTCCGGGAAGTCATCAAAAGCTCCTTTTTCTTCAGGTGCAGCGGCCAGCATGTATGGGCCTCTGTAAACCTTTTCAAGGTCAGACATTTGTTGGTTAAAACGTTTCCAACTTCGTGTACGTCGTGCTTTAGAATGCCCAGGGATAACTAATTGATCACGTTGAATTAGCTCAGTTAAATGAACCCAACGGTCATTCTGAGTCTTTGCATCAGAAGTTACAGCTACTACATCAATCTTTGGCATAAGTATTTGTAAGCGTTCTGCAACTGCACCGCCCACACCCTGGGAGTCAACACCAATACGGTATACATTATAGTTTCTTAAGAAATCAATAATTTCAAAATACTGGGATTCCCATTCTTCATTATTTATTTCCAGCCAGTTGAGGATTCTATGTTCGTAAAACCCAAACCCATCAGGACGGTCCCAGTCAACCCAGCACACCGTTACAACAGTAGAGTCATTTGAACGGGCTACGTCAATACCTACGACTACTGGTGTACGCCACCATTGTTTAACGAGGCCCATTGAAGTGTCGTACATCCGAGAAAGACGGTCGTCACTTACAAACATACCCTTTTCAAGAACCCACTTATTACAGTAGGACATTTGAAATTCGTCAGAATCTTCTCCGATTCTTACCTTCTCTTTACCGATAAACTTAGCATAGTTGTCGTTATATTTTGCAGCAGTTTTCCAGTCGTACTCAAAATGACACTGCCTATGGTTGCGCTTACTATTTACATCTCTGCGTTTATTAAATTGAATCATTTTATAAAAGTATGATTTGTTACGAGTAGCCGTACCAGTTAATGCAATAGACCCGTTATTGAACGCCAACATGGGTTTAATTGATTTTGCAATCATGTACTCGTCAGCTTCTTGAGCTTCGTCAATAAGTACAAAGTGGTAAGTCTTAGACTCAATCTTTGCTTTAGGGTTACAGGTCTGCATACGGCAGAGCGACCCAGAGTGTTTGAGGCTGATGATACGGCCTTTACCACGTGATCCACCTGATGTAGCTTTGTCATCAATCTCTGGATCAAGCAAGAAATCCATGGCGTGTTCACTGGTTAGCTTGCTAACAATGCGGCTAAACACAGTGTCAGCCTGGTCTTCAACCGGAGCAAAAACCCCACACCAAAAACCCTTTTCAAACTTACCTAACCAGGTTGGATAGACCTTTGAAAGCTTAGGAAGGATAACCATCATTGATGCTAAAACATTAGATAGTACTTCTGACTTACCAGACTGTCGAGTAGCTACCAAAGTTAATTCTTCACCATCACCAATAACTATTGACTCAATTACTCGGTAAGCAATAGGAACTTGATAGGGAAAGAAGGTTACGTTACAGAACTCTTCCGTAAAGAGGATAAGCTTTAAAACAAGCTGGTCAATAAATTCTTGTGATGTTTCGTCTAGTTCAACTGCCTGAATATCTTCAGGCGAAGACCCATCTTCTAGTAGTTCCTGCATGCTCTAATTATAGAGCATCGTCAGTAAACAATACGCCTTGATCAGGTACTTCAAGTGGTTTCTTAGGCATTCCTAGTGATTCATTGATTCTATCTACTAAATAGAACAAGTCAGGAAGGCTTACAAGGTAAGTAGACGTCTCAGCAGTACTAGAAATAATGCTAGATACGCAACCAAAATCATAACCTAAATGATTAAGATGGTCTACTAACTCATTTAAATATGAGCTATCTTTGGTGTTACTGCGTAATATAGCTTTACGAGATGGGTTTAAATTACCCTTATCCATATTTGGCTTTTTCATTTTGTTACCTACTTTTCTGCCATACGTTCTGATAACTCAGTCCATATTGACTTTAAAATATCTATGTGTTGGGTTACATCTGCTTCTGGCAAATCTTTAAAACGCCAATCATCAAAGGATTTACCCAACCCCATAATAGTAGCATCCATCCAATTAATCAGTGTTGGAGTATCTGAACGCTCAATTCTTTTAACCTTTTTAATTGGTTCGTCTGCCTTTTTAAAGAACATTGTTACCACTTTCGAATTGTATCAGCATCATCATCTAGGTATCTTCCACCTAGTGCTCCTAGGATACCTGAAGTCTCATCAGTATGGGTGGACTTACGACAAAAACCTACTTGAAATGAGTAATTTTTGTACGAAACTTGAATACCTTTACCTATTTTCCAGGGTGGGGCAATCTGACGCATAAAACCGATAGATATAAAAGGGGCCGTTAAGCTGGTGTTATCTCTTGTAATCCAGTAAATAGGGCCTAAATATTGCAACTTATTTAGAGTGTCTCGAAATAGTAAATACGCCCCTATTGTTACTATTAAACTAACTAAACTTATAATAAACATTATATTGTGTCACTCGTCCTCGTCCTCGTCATCTTCCCCTTCTCCTGGCATGCCACCTACATACTCCATGCCCAAGTTTACTAGCTTTATAGTAGATGTAAGGCCATAGTCAGGATCAGGATTTTGGGAAGCACCTATACATTGCACCCCAAATGACTCTGAATTTTTAAATGTTTTAAACTGTTTTGCGGTTATTGGACCATATTTTACTACTGTTCCCTTTTTTATAAACTTTACATAAAGGTATCCTAGTATTGCATCTTCTGCTCCTCCTACTCTACACTTACTTGTAGAGACAAACTGGTACTGTGCAACCCGTGAGCTTTCACCAGATTGACCTGCACCATAAACTGCAGATGGAGTTAATTCAACTAACCCAAACAGGTGTGGAAATAAATCTTCACAAGTTACATTTTTTGGATCAATACCTTTTTCTTTTAATTCTTTTGTTTGCCGGTCAGCTTGGGTATCTTGTTCAAATTCTTCTAAATCTTCACCTTCCGGAATACCCCATTGGTCCTTACCAGGCCTGGAAGGTATTTCAATAATAGTACCGTCAGGGAGTTCATAGAATTGTTCAGTAGCCCAACCAGGAGAACCTGGTTTTACCTTTGGAGGCATACCACCTTGTTCTTGTGTAATCCTAGTTCTAACTTTTGCTAACTGTTTTAAATAAGCACTTAGATTTGGGTCCATTGCCATATTGTGTTACTCCTTAGTTAAAGGACAGGGTTACTACTCCACTGAAGCCAAGGTATCCTAAGTTAGCCCCGTACATACGTCTAAAGTTAGCCATACTACCAGAGGTTGATGTTGTGGTTGGTATTAACGCAATACTACCAACCGAACCAGATGAGATATTTGTTGCCCAATTTATAATTGGAACATTTGCTGCAGCATCTGCACCACTTAGATATACATCTACAACATCAGAAGCATTTGGTGATGGTGCTCCTCCTGGTTGGGATTGATCAGTACATGGGGCAAATCTATAAGTACCAGTGTTACCTGCACTACCATTACGCTGTACAAATAAAGTTGCATTATCCGGTTCAAAACCTAAACAAGCATCTGCAAGCTTTGTTCCATAAAAGAATAAACCTGTGTAGTTCGACATAGTAGTGGTGCTACTATTTCCAGCTCTAACATCGGTTGGGTCACTAAAGTCAGTTGGGAACCATCTAGGTATTACGCTGTCATATGACCTAGATGAGTTAGCACTTACTGTGTAAGTGCCATATGGGCGGGTGTATCTATTGGTTGCACCACCGGTTTGATATGAGTTTCCAGCAGCATCAGTAGCAATAATATAGTAAGTAACAACCCAAATTTCTCCACCTGGAGTATTTCGTCGGTCTGTTGGAACACCAAATGTGGTTGAACCACCACCAAAACTACCAGATGGAATTGCATAACTTGCTCCTGTAACATACCCACTGCTACTTCCAATATATAGTGTGTATATAGTTGCCGAAGAAACACCCATACCGCCATCAGTAATAGCACCCCATGAAACATTATAACTTGAACCATTGGGGCTAGAATTTGGTGGTGAAACTGACGGAGCGGTAACGTCGTAAGTGGTTGTTGGGTATACTCCAGCGTCTAAAGTTGAGCTGTTCCCCGCGTTGTCAACAGTGGTAATACGATAGAATGTATACCATATTTCCCCAGAACCTTGTTTACGACGTGTAGTAGGAACACTCAAATCAAGGTATGAACCAGACAAAGATGAAACTATGTTGTATGTTGTTTCATCTATAAACCCATTACTTGCTGAGTAAAACCATCTCTTTAGAGTAGCAGAAGCAACTCCAGACTGGTTATCAGTAATAGCCCCCCAAGTTACGCGTTGCATACCAGAGTTAGTATTAAATGCAGCAGTAGTATCAACAGCAGATAGTGATGCAATAGTAGGCCCAGTATTGTCATACTGATATGCCTGTCTCCAAGCACCATTATCATATGCATATATTTGTTTTACGCCCTGCCAGTTTGCTCCGTCATGAACGTAAGGTCTGTCAGTTCCTGTTAGTTGTTGCCAACCGTTATTGTAAACGTATGTAGCCATATTAGTAAATGAAACAAATATCGCCGTTGGTTCCGGCAGGAAGTGCGCCACCATTTTGAATTAGTATTCTCCTACTAGCAGTAGCAGCACTATCACTAGTATATGCTGTAGTTGGCATACGTGCTACTGGTACATTTCCAGAAGCAAGATTACTAGCATTTAAGCTTGTCAAGCTAGCACCACTAGTTGCCCCAAGTGTTGCAGACCAGGTACCACTAGTAATATTACTGCTTCCAATACTGGTAAGAGCTGACAAAGTAGTTAAAGTGGCATTAGTAGTTCCAGTAACATTAGCAGCTGTACCAGTTGTATTTTGGTTTAGTGTAGGAATTGCACCCCATTTAACACCAGTTTCTGTACTAGGGTCTACAAGAAGGGTGTGATTTGCAGTAGTGCCAACTGGTAGTACTATGGCAGTATCATCAGCTTTTCCAACAATTAAATCACCTTTAGCATTTATAATGTTTTTAGCAAAAATTGCTGTTTCATCAATTGCTATTGATATAGCACCACTTGAAGCACTGCTACCAGCAGTAGTGTACACAGTAATACCAGCACCTGCGGTTACAGAGGTAATAGTACCTGAGGCAAAGTATGGAAGAGCTCCCCAGGTTGTACTGCCATCACCAACTTTAATTTGCTTAGTTTCAGTGTTTACACCTACTTCACCAGCAGAAAGAACTATGTTGCTAGTCCACTGAGATGTGGTACCACGCCTTAATTGAATTTTAACAGCCATTTAAAGGCTCCTTATCAGCCGAACATCTTCTTCCATGTTACAGGACCAACCGAACCATCCGCAGTTAGGCCATTTGCTGTCTGCCATGCTTTGAGTGAAGCAACAGACTTAGGGCCAAAATCACCATCTGCTTTTGCTCCAATGATCGCCTGAACAAGAGCAGCACTTGGTCCTTTAGTTCCCAAACCTACTGGAGTACCTGGGTAATCAAACTTCATGCCACCGCCAGCAGGTGCCGCTGCAGGTGCTGCTGGAGCAGCCTGTACTGAACCATCAGGGGATGAGTCACCAAGGCAATACTGCCAGTGCCAAGCCTCAAACTCTTTAGAGGCAGGGTTATTACCCTGAAGGTAGAAACCATACT